ATAATGCCCCAGAATAGTGCCTGATCTCTTTGGCAACGCCATTGGTTGGAAGTTTCATTTACGGATTTTTTGAACGATTGATATTATGGTATATATACAGGCGAGTGCTAGAGACAAAAATTTCAGCTCCTCATTGATGCTGGTTAAATTAATAGCCAAAGCACCAATATTGAAAAAGGCAATTTTCATCTCTTCCATTCTCTAAAATCCTTTAAGGTTTTGTAGGTTTAGTAGCAGGAAAATCACTTGTATCTGTCCAATCTCTCAATTCCTGTCTATAAGACATTAAAGCTGTGTGTTTAGAATGGTCAGTTAATGGAACTATATAATCTGTTAATTGTAGTTCATCATTTCTCCATTCCCTCATTCCATCCGTATCTATTCCGTTTATTATACTCATAATATTACCAGTTTATAATTATTAATCCTGCACCTCCTGTGCCTGCTGTTAATGTTCCAGAAGCTCCATAAGTTCCTACTAACTTTCCGCCACCTCCTGAGCCTGAACCAGCTCTAGCATTCTGTGGGTTTTGCGATGCTGCACTAGAAAGACCGTGGTTTGATACCGTTAATGAAGCTGTATTATAATTCAAATATTTATAAAGTTCAGAAGATGAACTAGCCGTAATCGCTTCCCAATTAGGTGATAGCATTGAGGTAGTTACGGAATTATTAGAGCTTAATATTACACTACTATTTTGAGTTAGTGTAGATGGATTGCCAGCCGTTCCCGATACTGTAAAATTATTTGAAGAGCTAAAAGTTTTAGTTGCTCCAGCTCCTCCTTTTCCCGCTAATATTGTTATGTCGGAAGTTGAGGTTAATTTATAGTATCCTTGCCAAAATTCCCCAGCAACTCCACCAAGCCCACTAGACGTATTAGGAACGCCCCCACTCCCCTTAACACTTCCACCAGTTCCACCGCCTATGATGGTAACAAAAATATTATCTCCAACAGATAAATCGTTAGAACTAGGTGAAAATGTAGTTGTCTGGTCCGAATTAGTTCCTAATAGAAAAACACTATTTGATACTGAACTACCACCGCCGCCTCCTGCTGCTGGGAAAAAACTTGAAAAATCTGCCATTTTATTTTAATTTAATTAATTAATTTATTGTTATGCTGCCGTACCTTCGACACCGATTAAAATCCATCCTTGAGCTGTTCCAGAATAAACCATTTCAAAACCAGAGTTTAGTTTATCTAAAGTTAAATCGGCAGTTGCGCCCATTATTTTTTCACTATTCCTAGCTACTACACAAGTGGCAACTCCACTACGATTTGAAATTTTTACATAGTCCCCAGCACTTGGTGAGCTTGGAAGCGTCAAAGTCAAATTCGCAGTTAATACGTACAAGTATCCACTCGCTGCATTTGTATTACCCGAAATAACAGAAACAGCAATTCCACTTGACAAAGTTGTCCAACCAAAAGTACCATCGCCATCCGATGTTAACGCTTGACCATTTGATCCATTTCCTGAAACATTTAAGGCAGCAGCCCCAACTGCATTGTCATCAATTTTATCTGCATTTATTGCATCATTTGCAATGGTTAATGCTCCAGTATTTGCAAGAGTTGCATCACCTGAAATTGCTTTATTTATAAAGTCAGTTCCATCTGCAACTAAAATATGTGTATTGGTTGCGGCTGCATTGTCATCAAAAAGAGACACTTTTGCTGGAGTTGCTGAGTTTGCTCCAAGCTGTGTTGCTGTGATTGATCCTGATGTCACTGAGACCGTTCCTGATGCCACTGTGATTCCTGTTCCTGCACCTACTGTCAGAGTCACATCTCCTGCTGTTCCACCTCCAGTCAAGCCATTTCCAGCCACTACTGAAGTAATATCTCCCACATCATTTGTGATCCATGACATTGTACCATCTCCATCAGATTTTAAAATTTGCCCATCCGTTCCATTTCCTGAAACATTAAGAGCAGCAGCCCCAACAGCATTGTCATCAATATGCTCAGATCCAATTGAGTCATCAGCAATTTTGTCCCCGTTTACTGCATCGGCTGCAATTGTCAAAGCACCGCTTCCAGTTACATCTCCAGTGTGTGTTGCATTAGTTAGCTTTGCAGTATTTGCCGCAATTTCAGTATTAATAGAATTAGCTAATTTATCCGCTGTAACTGCATCGTCGGCAATTTTTGCAGTCGTAACATTAGCATTTAAAATCTTTGTTGTGATCACTGCATCTGCTGCAATAGTCAAAGCAGCATTTCCAGTGACATCTCCTGTGTGAGTTGCATTTGTTACTTTGGCGGTGTTTGCTGTAATTGCTGAATTGATGGCATTTGCTAGCTTATCCACAGTAACCGCATCGTCTGCAATTTTTTGAGTGCTAATTCCCCCATCAGTCAACGAAATAGTCACAACCCCTGTTGCATTATCTCTTGCAATTGGTGCTGTTGCCACAATTGAATTGACATCAGAAGCATCATCTGTGTACAATTCAGCAGTCATGTTGTTCACTTTTGTGAATGCACTTCTCAATGGATCGCCAGTATTGTCATTCGCTGAAACTCCTATATTTATTATCTCTCTCGCCATTTCGTATGTTATTTTATTTTATTATTATTTTAATATTGTGTTTGATCTGCTTTGATTTCTGTTGTATCTGATGACAACAATGTTGTGTCTGCTGTCAAAACTGAGCCATCTGCATCAAAAGGATAAATTGACCCCCATCCATTCGGAGCATTTACAACCCCCCACCAGCTTGACAAATAAATTGATCCATATCCACTCATTACAATACAAAATCAATGGTGAAAGACTCATGATCTGGTGACACATCATCATTGGTGTTTGAATACCATTCTGGAAAGTTTGCAGAAGCATAAAAAGCCATGTGATCAAGGAACCTCTCTTTGTAACTTTCAGCCCTGTCTCTCTCAATTTGCACAAGCTCTTTGACCTCTTGTGATGTTGCCACTTTGCTATTTTTTGAAGTATGCACAAAAATTCCTTTATTTGAGACAGTAAAATTTCCTTCAAGCAAATACTCTGCAACTGTGAGGTGGATCAAGATGGGTTTGATGTAGTTATTTAATAAATCCAGATGATTTGTTGGAATTGCTGTTCCATTATTAATCAAAGCAGTGATTGCATTCACATAATAATCATATAAATCAGTGCCAATTGTTTGTCTTAGATTTTGAGTCTGGCTCAAATGAAGTGCTGGAGTCAATCGATCTGCATCAATATTCCCATCAATTATTGGAGACCTTCTCACAATGTCCTCTTTACTACAAAATAAAACTTCAGCCATTTTTTCTTTTTAATATTTCCCCTTATCTTCTCTCATAATTGGAGCCTGTCCAACTTCAGAAGGTTGTTTTGGCAGCTTGAAACCTCTCCTGATTGCATCTTGCACACTTATTTTATCAGTTCCAACTAGTGCAGCTCCTCCCCATGCTTGACCTTCTTTGTTGAGTCTTTTCATGTAGACTCTTCTTTCCCAAATATGGTGGCAATAGGAACCGCCTTTCCACTTAAAAAGTGAGTATGCTTTCCCTTTATGCCCAAAGTCTTTGTTTGTTCCCTGAAAACTTAGGAAATCAATATCTTCTTTTCTGTACACAAGACCTTTGCCCATTATATTTTCACAAAACTCTCTGCTTTTGTTCCCTTTTTTATTTGCTGGAACTCCTCTGCCTCTTACATATTTATACCTTACTTTGAACATTTCAGAGTCAAGTGATGAATCAGTTTGTGGTTTGCTTAATTTTAAAGTATTTAAATACTGTTCAGGGTGAAAATCATCAGGCTCATCACTGGCATCTTCCACAGAGATCAGCTCATAACCATCCAAATTTTCTTCTTCTCCCACCTGATCCATAAGTTGAATCATCTCAACTCCCATTTCATCAGATAGATGAGGAGAATCACTAGAGAGTTTTTGACCAGTCTCTTCTTCTTTTTGTTCTTGAGTCACCAAAGTTTCATCTGTGAACTCAATTGGAGTCAATGTCTGCACATAGATTTTTAATGAAATTCCATTCACTGCAAGGATCTCCTCAATTGCATCAATGATGTCTGATTGATAGGGTTTAATGACTACATTCTCAAAGAGATTATGAGCATTGAGAATTTCTTCAGAATTTGATCCTAATCCACCACTTCCATCTCTAATTCCAACCAACAAAGGACTGGTGATTCTGTTTGCTAAAAGCAGTTTTTTTGTACACTCTTCACTGATGTATTCATAAACATCAGCAGCATCAGACACACTAATATCTTCAATAGTTGTTTTATTGTCAGGGGAATCACTAAATGACACAATGATCTTCTCTCCATTTGCTCCTGATAGCTTGTTCAGGATCTCCTGTTTGATCGCATGTTGTTTTTCCTGTGTAGGTACTCCATTCGAAAAACTAACGAGCTTCGTGCCTGAAAACGAGTTTGAAACCTCATTCACCAAATACGAAGAAATGTCGCACTCAAGGTTTGAATAATTTAACGCAGAAACCCAATCAGGCGGCGAATAATAATGCATTGAAGGAATAAACCTTCTGATGATATATATCTCATTTGCAGCTCCAGATCCAAAGACTGGGATCCTTGTTAATTTGTCACCTTCTTTGTGTTCACTCCATTTTGGTGAATAATAGTATGCATTAATTTTGCCTTTGTCATCACATTTTTCAGCTCTTAAAGTCTCTCTGTTAAAATGAGAAACTTGCACCACTTTTTTGCCTTTATAAGTCACTTGAAATGCAGCCTCTCCAAGAAGCTTGTAATCCATGCAAATTCTTTTTAAATCTTTTGCTTTAAATAGATTTTTAAAAGAAGCAAATTCATCTGGCTTTCTATTTGCATCAAGTGCTGAGAAGCCCTTCCCCATTATTTGCCCCACAACTCCAGTGACTATGCTGTTTGTGGTAGGAGAG